CGGCCACCAATGTCCTCGCGCGCCGTGACGCTCACCGAATCCAACGACAGCATGTCAAAATCCCCGGTAGCCTCGATGGTGTATACCACCTCGCCGCTCACCTGGTAATTGGGGATGATGAAACTGCCGATCTTCACCCGGCTGGTCTTGCGCGGCTCCTCCAGCGTCAACCAACCCGTCATGTATTCGGTCGGATACGTCGCCCCGGCATCCGTGTAGGTGTCCTGGTCGAACAGATACACCTTGCCGCCAGCGCCGCCCAAGGCGAGGTCCGAGTTCGCGCGCACAGCCATGGTCCGCTGCAAGCCGATCTGCCCATCGAAGTCAGACCAACTCGCGCCAGCCAGCAGACGCCCGTCGTCCGACAGGAAGTTGGCATAGTTGTAGATGTACAGCTTGCTGGCGATCTTCATCACAACCCAGCTTCGCCGCTGGTAGTTGATGACCTGAATGTCAGGTTCATTCGGGTTGGCCGCGACAACCTCACGGATAATCCCGCGCAAGGTGTTCTTGATCGGCTCCGAAAGGTTCGCCCGCTGCAAATTATTGGTGTTTATCAGTAGACTGATACTTAGCAGCCCGTCATACCCGACGAACGAGACATCGTTGCCGGTGTTCACGAAGGCATCCGGCCCGACAAGCCCCTGGGGGAACAGGCCGGCGGGGGCAAGATCGGTTGGGCTAGTGCCGCGGTAGGCGAAAATCGCCCGTTCCGTGCCAACGATCAGGTAGTTCTGGAAGCTCTCAAGCGCCTTGACGACATCGGCCCCGTCCTGCTGAGACCCCATGTCAACCGTGCGCGCTTCAAGCGTCTCGGAATCGACGGTGAAATCCTCGATGTCGTCCTCGCCAGACGCGACGATCAGACGCCTGTTCCGGCCATCGACCATCCACGCGCGCCCGAAGTGGACGTGGATGTAGGACGCCAGCGGCATCGCAGACTTGTAGAGGACGATCGTATCGCCCGCCGTCATGGTTGAGATTGCCGGCGAAAGAAAGATCCCCGACGACACGACCCGGTGAACAAAGCTCCCGGCATCGCGCGTCGTGTTGTGGACGATGTCCAGGGGGCGGATCTCGGTCTTCAGCCAGTTCGACACCCGGTCAGCGGAAACGGACACATACGTCCCCGAAGCCGTCGCAACCGCCGAGGTCACGATCGCCACGTTGTCCTTGATGCCGTCAGACTCGACAATGTTCAACTCGATGCTGTCGAAGATCTTGTATCCGTCCCCGGCAACCGGCTCGCCGCCGATCCCGCCGCCGCTGACAGGGGTCGTCGTGTTGCCGAAGCCCTGCGCGTTTGCCGAGATCGACGTGTGGCTGACCCGCGCAGAGGTCACAGCCGTCACGATCCCATAGGCCCCGCGCTTGGCGTTGAAGACAATGTCGCCCACCGTGACAAAGGTCTGCGCCGTCCAATCCGCGATGTCCGCATCCGTCAGCGCCGCCGCAGAGGTCGCAGACCCGCAGAACCCCTGCTCCATGACGGCATCAAGGCGCTGGAAGTCCGCCGTGACGCTATCAATCGATACCTGGCGGTCATAGCCGTTCCAGAACACCAGCTTGTTTGAGAACTGGATCGACCGCACCCGCGCAGCCGTCGTGAAGGCGTAGACCTCTGTCCAGGCAGACGAACCGTTGTACCGAAAGATCGCGCCGTCCGCAGAGCAGAACAGGGTCTCATTGCCATCCCCGTCCACGTACTCATGGATGCCCGTTACCGTCCCCTTGGTCGGGATATCCGCGGGCAGGGCAACGTAGCCGGGACGCTTCTCTGCACCACCAGCAGCGTTGATGAACCGGTTCCGGAACCGCAAAGCGTAGTCAACCGGGATCTCGGTCTCGGTGAAGTTGGTCGCCAGACCCCGCTTCGCGATGTCGTAGAACCGCTCGCCCATTACGTCCTCGTCGTCATCCCAGGCTGGAACCGGGTGAACTCGCCGGTCTTCGCGGTCTGCCGTCCCAGGCTGTTGTTGCGGAGGATGAAGTACCGCGCCTGGATTGCCTTGTACTGGTCGGTCTGCACGCCGCCAGACTCATCGAGGACAGCGCCGGCATGCAAGCCAGCGACGACCACGCGCCCAGGGAAGGGCATGACCACGTTGTCGTCCGCACCAGCCTCGTACTTCGGAGGCAGAACCTGGAACCTGACATGGGCCGTCTGCCCGTCGTAGGAGCCTCCAGGACGCGGGAAGAAGCCGATGCGGGGGTTGCCCAGGGAGTCGGTGCCATCGATCGTGTAGCGCGACGGCGTCCCCATGGACAGCGTGCGCGTCAGAAGGCGGAACTCGTTCTTGTCCGAGATCGGCTCAAGCGAGGCAATCCGGCCAGAGACGTACACCTCCTGCACGGAGTGGATGTACTGCTTGGCAGTCACCAGGGCCGTTGTCGGGATGTTGTAGATCGACTGGCCGCTGACCATCGTCACCGCGGCAGACGCCTGTAGCTCGTTCCAGACCCCAAAGTCGCAGAGATCCTCGACGATGTCGTTGATCAGGTTGACGCAGTTGCGGGTGAACAGGTTGGCCGTTGTGGCCGAGACGCGACGCACATTCATGCGATCGCAAACCTCGTTAACGACCTCCAGGACGGTCAGATAAGGCGAACTCATCAGTCATCCTTACGAGTTGAGGGTCTTCAGAACGGCAAAGCGGACCTGCACCGCCTCAGACAACGTCCCGGCAGATTGAAGGTTGTGAAGCGAGATGCGGGCCGAGTTGGCACGAATGTTGCTGACGGTTAGGGCGTACGCCCCAAAGGTTGCCGACGAGACGATGTTGGTAATCACCGTGTCGGTCAGTCCGATCCGCGAGTTCTTCAACGCGAACGTGACAGCGGTTGCTGCGGTCAGCGCCGCGTTCGACATCGTGATCGTGCCGCACAACGTGTTCAGCGTGACGGCAGATGTCTTTTCGCCGGTCTGCGTCACCGTGCCACCAGCCGAGAACCCGATCTGCGCGAAAGTCGCCGTCCCCGCGGTGATCGTCGTGATCGAAGCCGATCCAGCGTTGAGCGTGGTGAACGTCCCCACAGCCCCGCCGACAGTCGCCGCAGACAGAGATGCAAAGGTTGCGCCGCCAGCGTAGTTGACAGAGCCGTTGACCGTTTGTTCTCCCGTTTCGGCCAGGTTCAACTGGCTATCGATCAGGTTGGCAAAGTCGCTGCCAGTCGGGCTTTGGCCGGTCTGGAACGCTTGCTTGAGCGTGGCTTTGTCCTGCTGTGCCATGGTCAGTTCCTTGGCGGGAACGGCCCGCCGTCAGGGAAAACGATGAAGGAGCAGCCGATCTCCATGCTGTTCACCGAACTGCCAACGTACAGGTTGTAGCCAGGGAACGGGCGCACAGGGGATCTGGTCTCAGGGAACACCACGAACGACTCCTCGATGACCATCGTGCCGATCGACTGCGCCCACGGCCCGTCACTCTGGTACGCCAACCGTGTCTTGCAAGCCGGCGGCGACGGCTCGTCGGGACGGATGAACGGGACATTGGTCGGGTCGTTCTCCGACGTGATGAACCATTGGGGATCAATCGGCTCATCCTGGTCCTTGCGGACGTACATCCCGTCCCAACGGCGGACAACCTGGTCGTTGTACAGAACGGCCCCGGACTCGTCGTCAACGACAAGCCAGCGACCCCGTCGCCACCGGTTCCGCTCTGTCCAACCACTCATCAGAAGACGCGCTCAGGCCCGCTCTGCATCGCCATGATGTCCACTGTCGCCGCACCGCTAGTACGGATAGTCAAACGAAAGCATGACGCTGGATCTTCATGGGTAAAGGCAATTCCAGTCGAAAACGCAGTCACCTGAACAAAATGAGCCGACGCCACGCCATTGGCAAGCACACGGTCAATGGTCCACGACGCAGAGCAACCCGTCATGTACGATCCAGTCCCCGACAACTGGCGGAAGACGAAGGCGTATTCTTGCGTCGAGACCCAGGTATCCACAGGCCAGTAGATAGTTGTCGTCCCCCCTGAAACGGGGGAAAACGTCCATTGTTTCGGGCGCGCCATGTCAGACTCCGTAGATCGAGGGGTCGAGGCGGGTATAGACGATCTCGATCGCCGCGTTCCCGCTCAATGCGGCAATGCTGCCAGACGCCGCCGCAACGTGGATGTAGACCGGCTGGGCCGTTGCACCCGACACCGCACGGTTCACACCCGTATATCCAAACGCAACCGGCGCAGTCGAAGACACGACAGACCAGACCCCCTCGCCAGACACCACGACAGACCCGAAAAGGTCAGACGTGAACGTCCCTTGGAGATTGGTCGCCCGAACCGTTGCATGCCCAGCCGCGGCAGTCGCAGCGATGTAGTTGATCTCGTTCAGAACAGCCCCGATCGGGATGAACCCGACCAACTGCCCCGAAACCACTCCGTTCGTGCTGGTGATGCGCGTCGTCAGCCGCGACAGGCGACCCCAGCCAATGTCCTGGCGGTTGGCAAACTGACCCGTCAGACGCCCGCTGCCGATCGGTCCCTGGAAAGTCGTTTCCTTTAGACCGACGCCAACATAGCCTTCGGACTGGCCGTGGCGCGTGAAGACGATCTCCGCAACGCCGGCAAGCGTGGCAAACGACCCGTTGCCAGACACGATGCTCATCCGGATCGGCTGCGACGACCCCGTGTTCACGGACGCCGGGATGGTCCGCAGCGCAGTCGTTAGCGCCACGCGGTAAACGCCAGCCGCCGACACCGATACGGAGCCAAGGTTGTCGCCATCAGTCCCCGCGGCAAATCGAACCAGCGCATCGCCAGGCAACGTCGTCTTGTTGTAGAAGTTGATCTCGGACAACTGACCGCCATACGGTAGCACACCCACAACCTGTGCCGTCACAGGAGCCGCCGCCGCCGTGACCTGCTGGACCGTCTGAAGGTTGCCGAAACTCGCCCGCGCCGGAATGCCGACATCCTGAGCGCCGCTGATAATCGGTCCCTGGAAGGTCGTGTCATTCGCCTTCATCGCCGCAACCAGGTCAGGTCGATCGGCAAGGCCAACACGGGTGTACACAATCTCGATCCACGCCGCAGAGGTCAGCGCCGTTAAGGTGCCGGAACTCTGGTTCATACTGTAATAAATCGGCGTAGGATTGGCCGAAACCTTGGCGTGTCCATACGGCAACGTGGTCTGCGCCGTGGTCGAATTGGTGTATGCGCGATAGATCGAGTTTGTTGCGGTTACCGTGACTTGCCCAAGGTTCTTTGACCCGCCGGTAACAGAGGCAAACTTAAAAACCGCTTCGCCTACGAATGAGCCAGCCTTCCAGATGTTGATTTCAGAAAGGATTGCGTCTCCTGGGATAACTGCGGCAACAGCATCCGTCACCCCAAGCGTCGTAATGGGCGTCCATGTCGTGAAGCGGGCATACGACTTTGTCGTCGTCGCGGGCGCTCCAGTATCCAGCCCAGAGGCCAGAGGTCCAAGGAACTGCGTTTTGTGGCTCATGTCGGGAATCCCTTGCTAGGATGCCGGCATCATAACAGACGCCAACTCGCGCGGAAGACCCCCCAAATGAAAAGGGCGACCCGAAAGCCGCCCTTCCCATCATCGAGGCGTTCTCACGCCCCGGCGCTGCCGTACCCGTGTCGCCAGTCGGTCACGCCAACCGCGAAGCGCGCCGTCGTCTTCGTCTTGAGGTTCTCGGTGTCAAACTCGTTGTCGCGAGTGATTTCCGCGTTCCGCCGACGATAGAACGTTGCGCCGCTCTTGTTGTTCGTCAGGATGAACCAGGCGTCCGGATCGGTCAGGAACGGGTTCACGATCAGGTCAAGCTGGCCCGCCATCGGGTTGATGTCGTTGTCAGCAGAACCCACCGCAAACTTCGTCCCAAGGATCTTCTCAGCCACGAAACGGTTGGTCGGAGCGACCAGCAGCTTCTCAGGCATGAGGTTGATCCGAAGACCGCTGTCATCGAAGTAGTCGTGGATGTCGATGTACGCCTGTTCCAGCGACGCCTGAGTGAGATCAGAGGCAACCGCCGGGATGTTGCGCTGCGTGCCACCACGGACGTTGGGATGCGCCGAGTTGAAGAACGACACCCCGTCCGCACTCGCCATGGTCGTGAAGCCGAGATTGAAGACGGAGGCGGAAACAGTCTCCTCGGTCTGACGCATCGACTCCGCGAGCATCCGCGGCACGTTGTTGATGACATTGTACTGCTCGTCCTCCATCAACTCCTTCGTGATGATCGTCCCCAGACCGTAGGTCAGGTTGACGTACTCACGCTGGTAGCCCTGGAGCATGTCCACGTAAGGAACCGAAGCAGACTCCGTCTTCTGCCCGACAAGGCCGAATCCGGTCACGCCCTGTTCCTTCTCAAACGCCTTGGTCGAGCGGCGCAGGATCATGTAGCGGTTCCACAGCGGCGGATACCGGCGGTAGGTATCTGCCCAGATGGTGCTGATCCCCGGCCAAAGAAGCTCGGGGAAATTGGAAGTGCCAGTCGTCATATTCTGTCCTCCCTATCAGGTCGAGGTCAGGGAGTGCAGGGCGATACGGACCTCAAGGTCGATGTCCGTGTTGCCCCATGCATTCGCACTCGCGAACGATCCAAGTCCGCGGCTTTCGGTCGGCGCGACGCCCAGAACCTGGAACGTTTTGGCCGAAGTGTCAGCCGAAGCGACGCGAAGCTGAATGATCGACGTGCCAGCAGCGGTGTTGCCGCCGTTGCTCGTCGCCGTGAGGCTCACATACTGACCAATGAGCGTCTCAGCCGCAGAGCCGTCAGCCTGGCAGATGAACGTGATCTGCTGGCTGTCGTAGACCGCCGCCCAACCGGACGTGCCGGCAGGAAGGAACGGGCCGCGAGTCGGCTGGTTGAAGGTCAGCGGGCGACCGTTGTCGTCAACCATCTGCGCGACCACACCCAGGCAGCGGGTGTTGGCGGCAGCGTTGGCCGAAAGACGAGCGACGCCGAGACCGTTGGGGTTGAAGCGAACCGGATCGCCGATGAACAGGCCCTGGGTGTTGCCACTCGCCGTCACGCGGTACATGCGTGTCGGAAGATCACCACCCGCAGCCATGTTCCGGACGGGAACCAGCCCGAACGGAGCGTTAGCCATGGATTTCTCCTGAAAGGTTAATCAATCTTAATTTCGCCGTCGATCACCGCCCCGGTCTTGGAGCGAATGTCGTTCTTGGCCCTGGCCGTCAATCCGGCGAGTTGCTGTTGCGCGGCCTCGCGATAATAGTCCTCTCGCGCACGCGCCATCTCCTCGGGGATCTTCATCAGAACCATATCCCTGTACTCCAGCACGCCGGCTGAAGTTCCGACACCGCTCTCGACGCCATTCGGGCGATCGTGAACCGCGTCGTTCTTTGACGCCATTTCCCAGCCCTCGGCACGCTTCTTCAGCATGTTTGCGGACTCGGTCGAAACCCAACGCAATCGTGCAGCAGGATCTCGGCTTTTGATGCCCAACGGCGCGGCAGGAACCCAGGATCGAGAACCCTTCTTGACCGGCTTCTTACCACGCCCGCGCATCGCAAAATCCGACTCGCCGGCCGGAACTTCAGTATCTTCCGACATTTAGTCCTCCACCGCAACCACCCTACTCAGGGCGCGCTTCTGTTTAAGATAGAGATCGTGAGCGTCCTTGGCCGAACGAGCCAAAGCACCGCGCCCACCCATGAACATCGCCTCGGCAATCACACGCTCCTGCGCGTTCAGCGAACCCCTCTCCTGCGGCGCAGGGCGAGAACTCCGCGGGGCCGAGAATACCCGACGAACCGTGTTCTTCGGCTCCTCGTCCTCGTCAACGCCCATCAGCTTTTCCATGCGCCGGTCAACCTCGGCCAGGATTTGACGGATCGGAACGTCCTGCATGCCATCCTCGTTGACTACGCGCCGGATCATGTCCTGCGTAGTCGCGAACTCGGGATGGTTTGGGTTGGCCCAGGGACGCAGCGGCTCGTTGCTGTCGTCAGTTTGGTTCTGCCAGGACGATAGAACCTGCATCTCCGTCTGCGAGATCGCCGGGGCCTGGGCAGGAGGCGGCGCAACCTTGGGCGTCTTGGCATCCGCCTTGATCTCCAGCAGCCGCTCGTTGACGTTGACGAAGGCTTCCGTGTCACCAGTCGCAAGGGCCTCCTTAGCTGTCTGCTTCAGCGACTTCAGTTCCTCCTGCGTCTTCTGGTCCTTCATCCCCGAGTACATCGTCTCAAGGGCTTGCTGGAGCTTCTTGTTCTGCTCGGCAAGCAAAGCGACCTGGCGCTCGGTGCGCGCGGCCTTCTCGTTGGCTTCCTTGGTGTGCCGGTACAGG